AAAATGCTTGAAAAAACACTCATACAAAACATAAGAAAATACCTGCAATCCCTGCCAGAATGCTTCTTTTGGAAAGAACATGGAGGTCAATATGGTACGGCAGGAATACCGGACATCATCGTCTGCTACAAAGGTCGGTTTTATGGACTGGAGGCAAAGGTTGGCACAAACAAGCCAACCCGCCTCCAAGAAGCAACCATAGCGGAGATTCGGAAAGCGGGCGGCGTAGCAGGCGTCGTCAAGAGCGTGGATGATGTCAAAGCACTATTACACGGAGAGGAGGAAACTTAATGGAAAACATGACACCCTATGAAAATCTCGCAAACGCAATAATTCTTTCAGCGGTCAGGGATTACAAGAAAGCCCTTCGCAGATTAAATACACATCCAGAGAACGCGGCGGCGCTCGAAACAAAAGCAGAAGTTGAGGCATTCTTCCACTCCAAGTGGTTTGAGACGCTCACGAAAGCGGATCCCGCGTATATCATAGAAAAGATTCGCGCGGAGGTGGTCGCATGACGGCAAAACAGTATTTGACGCAGGCGTTTCGAATGAAGCGGACGATAGAAAACATGCAGGAAGACATACTTCGATTGGAGTCAGCCGCAACCTATTGCGGACCCAACCTAACAGGTATGCCGCACAATCCTTCACCGTCGCACTCGCGAATGGCAGATCTCGTATGTAAAATAATCGAGAGGAAGGATGAATTGAAGAAAAAGGTGGAGGAATTGGCGGAATTAGCGGCAGAAATACAGCTCGCTATCAGCCAAATGGAAAACTCTGATCACCGAGCAGTTCTCTACAAGCGGTATGTTGAAAGTATGGAATGGCAGGATATAGCGGCAAGCATGGGATACTGTGAACGACAAATTTACAGAATTCACGCTGCAGCACTCCGCGAATTCGTCGTACCAGCTTGACAATATCCGATCAGAGTGCTATAATTATTACATAAGTTGGCGGAGGGTGGCACCCCGATGTGCCCGCGTGAGACGGTGAGGAGAGTTGGACGAGAAGACCCAGATACACCCGGTAGCGTAGCAGCCCGCTGGCTTTTGTAAAAAGTTGATACTATCAACCCGCGATTAAATTCTCGTTACGCGAGTTGAGAACCCATGGTAAAGCTCCGGGGATTTACATCCTTTTGAGGTGGGCTCGATTGCCGTATCAATGCTTTACACCATATGCGATGAATGGGATAACCATGCCCATTTGTCAAAGATGTGTGTAAAGCGAAACAAATTCAGACTTGTTTGAGTCCCTTGCACACATCCTGTGCAGGGGATTTTTTTATTCTCAAGTCTGAAGGAGGTGATAACATGACAATAACACGGGTATTGGCGATGCAGCTCTGGCAATCTCATTACGGAAACGCAGCATATGCGGAGGATTTTGATGGCGGGCTTATGTACAGAGATGCGTATGGTGATCCAAACTATTACGAGTGGCGCAACGGCACGAAAGTATATTGCGGTTGGAATATTCACCATATACACCCGCTGGCACGCGGCGGCAAAAACAGGCGCGACAATATGATTTGTACCAACATCATAACCAATCAGGAAGCAGGCGATAAAATTACTTATTGGCTGGAGAATGGACTGTATCAGGTACAGAAAAAACGCGGAACATCTATTCATTACATTGTAAAACTGGAGGAAAGAACATGAGCAAAGGAAACGGCGTATCATCGCATACGCACACACAAAAACAGGTGGATCATTATGCCAACCAGCATAATCCCAACAATCACGCACATCAGGCAAATCGGGATAATCGCTCTAATCAGCTGAATCCCAACAATCGCGCATATGGAGGTGGCAGCAAAGGAAATAAAAAATAACAAATAGTCGCAATTATGTCAGTCAATGTCAGTCGATGTCAGTTGATGTCAGTAGGCATTAGTGATATAATTATAATGCGAAAGAATAATACACTGAAGCTCTGTTGGAGAAATCCTGCAGGGCTTTTGTTATGCCCGAAAAGGAGGTGGCGATGTGCCAAAGAAGCCGAAGCGACCGTGTTCCTATCCTGGCTGTCCGCAGTTGACAGACGGTAGGTTTTGCGCGGAGCATGAGAAAATGGAAAACAAACGCTACGAGAAGTACGACAGAGACCCTGCTGTACGCCGTAGGTATGGTCGCGCATGGAAACGCATCCGAGACAGCTACGCAGAGACGCACCCGTTGTGTGAACTTTGTCAGGCGGACGGAAAGCTCGTGCCGGTAGAGGAAGTACACCATAAGATCCCGCTGGCAGAAGGCGGAACGCATGCACGAAATAATCTTATTTCTCTTTGCAAATCCTGTCACGCACGCATACACGCGGAGCGCGGCGACCGCTGGAATAAAAATCCCTGACGGTAGGGGGAGTCAAATCCCCACAGGTATTTATTGGGCAACGGGCGTGGGGTATCGCGCAAATTTTCGGGAAATCAAGAGACCATATACCCCCCGAAATCAAGTTTTCGGGTTTTCAAGTGAAAAAAGGAGGTGCGGCGGATGGCAAACGGTCATGGAGGCGCGCGTCCTGGCGCGGGACGGAAAAAGAAGGCGCTATCAGAGAAAATCGTAGACGGCAACCCTGGCAAAGCACCGCTCACCAAGCTGCAATTTCCCAGCAGCGAAGGCGCGTCGCTGTCAGGAGAGGATATGCCGCCTATCGCAGAATACTTAAAGCAGGTGACGAAGAATTCTAATCAGAATTTGACACCACAGATATACGAGGACACGTGGAAATGGCTGCACGAGCGCGGCTGCACGCAATACGTAAAAAAGGAACTCATCGAACAGTACGCGCTGTACGTTACCAGATGGATACAGTGCGAGGAAGGCATCAATCAGTACGGACTTTTAGCGAAGCACCCGACAACTCAGATGCCGATCGCCAGCCCGTATGTGTCGATGGGACTTAATTTTTTGAAGCAGGCAAACATTCTCTGGCTTCAGATATACCAGATTGTCAAGGACAACTGCGAGACGCCTATCGGCGGCAGCAATCCGAATGACGACCTGATGGAAAAGCTGCTCGGCTGACGGAGGCGGATATGAATATCGGACTCATAGATGTGGATAGCCACAACTTCCCGAATCTCTGCCTCATGAAGTTGGCGGCATACCATAAAGCGCTGGGAGACAGCGTCGAGTGGTACGATCACGCAAAGCATTACGATATCGTATATCAGTCAAAGGTATTCGACGAAACATACAGCAAGGATATAACATACAAGCCAAGCGCGGATATCGTCATCAAAGGCGGTACGGGCTACGGGCTTGATAATACACTTCCCGACGCGGCAGAACACATTATGCCATACTACAGTCTATACGGCATAACGGATACCGCATACGGATTTTTGACGCGCGGCTGTCCGAGACACTGCGCGTTTTGTATTGTCGGAGATAAGGAAGGATTGCGCAGCCGCAAGGTTGCCGACCTCTCGGAATTCTGGTGCGGGCAACCAAAGATAGAATTGCTCGACCCGAACCTTCTCGCCTGCAAAGACCGGTTGGAACTTTTGGATCAGCTGATAGACAGCCGAGCGATCGTGAATGTCAATCAGGGCTTCGATATACGACTGGCAGATGAGGAGATAGCGGAAAAGCTCGGACGCATGCGCATAAAGCGGATACACTTCGCGTGGGACAATCCGAAGCAGGATCTCACCGAACACTTCCGTAGGTTTGCAGCAGCATACAGGCGCAAATCCGCCAGCACGAAAGTCGTATACATACTGGTCAATTTCAATTCGACGATGGAGGAAAACCTCTGGCGCATATACACGGTGCGCGAACTCGGATACGACCCGTATGTCATGGTATATGACAAGCCCAACGCGCCGAAGGAAATCAAACAGCTGCAGCGCTGGGCAAACAATAAATTCATCTTCCGCAAATGCGCGTCATTTGAGGAATACAGAGTATAGGAGACAGAAATGCAGATAGAAAAAATACACGTTAGTATGCTGAAAGCTGCGGCATACAATCCGCGTAAAGCACTGAAACCTGGCGACGCGGAATACGAGAAATTAAAACGCAGCATACAGGAATTCGGCTATGTAGAGCCGGTCATTTGGAATAAGGCGACAGGCAACGTTGTCGGCGGCCACCAGAGACTCACTGTTCTCATGGACTTGGGTATCACGGAGGTCGATTGCGTTATCGTGGAACTCGACGATAAGCGCGAAAAGGCGCTCAATATCGCGCTCAACAAAATTCAGGGCGAGTGGGACAAGGATAAGTTATCCATGCTGCTTGCAGAATTTGATGGCAGCGAGTTCGACGTAACGCTCACTGGTTTCGACGCAGCCGAGATTGACGAACTGATGGACGCATTCTATTCGAAAGAGGCGGTACAGGATGACTTCAATATCGACGAAGAACATAGTGGTGTCAAGGCAAAAGGCGCAATCACAAAGCCAGGCGACATCTGGAAGCTGGGCGTGCATCGTCTTATGTGCGGCGACAGCACCAGCGCAGCGGATTTTGCGAAGCTGATGAACGGCAACAGAGCGCAGGTCGCAGTTACCTCCCCACCTTACGGTGTCGGAAAAGACTACGAAACCAAAGGCATCGAGCCGTGGTTTGATACCATGCGTCCCGTTATCGAAAACATCACCAAATATGCAGGCATTGTCTGCTGGAATCTCGGAGATTTGTACTCGACCGGCACGCAATTTATCGAGCCGACCAGCGTTTATTCGGTGGATATGTTCCAAAAATATGGCTTCCGTCCTATCTGGATACGCATCTGGAAGAAGCAAGGCATGAATTTCGGCGTCGGACCCTACCATTTGGTAACGAATAAGCCCGTGCAGCAGTACGAATACATATCCGCATTTAGCCGCAACGGCGATGTGGAGTATAACGATCAGGAATATGTGTGGCTTTCCGCCTTCGCGGGACACGCGTATAAATTCGTGAAGCGTCTCTCTAAAGAGGAGCGCAAAAACTGGGGATATTCGGGTATCTGGGAAATGAACACGGTGCGCGCAAACAAGCAGCACCCCGCTATGTTCCCAGTGGAGTTGCCTTGGCGCTGCATTAAGATGCATTCGGACAAAGGCGACATCGTGCTTGAACCCTTCTCTGGCAGCGGCACCACGATAATTGCGTGCGAGCAGTTAGAGCGCGTCTGCTATGCAATGGAGCGAGATCCCGTTTACTGCGATGTGGCAGTTAAGCGCTGGGAGGAATTCACTGGCATGAAGGCGGAGAGGATAAGAGCAGATGGCAAAAATGAAATGGATGAAGAAACCGAAACCTGAACTTCACATAGTGTCGCTCTCGGGAGGTAAGGATTCCACAGCCATGCTGCTACGCATGCTGGAAGAAGGCATGCGCATAGATATCATTCTTTTTTGCGACACGGGGTTGGAGTTTCCTGCAATGTACAGGCATCTCGAAAAGCTGCAGCGGGACATCGGTAGACCGATCACGCGCGTATGTTCCAATCATACATTCGAGCATTTTCTCTTGCAGCACGAGGTGCGCGTCAAGCGGACAAAGGTAGAGGTGAGCGAGAAAAAGCGTCGCGGCTACAGCTGGCCAGGACCCCGTGAGAGATGGTGTACAAAGGAACTCAAAGAGATACCGCGCGAGGCGTTCTTACGACCGCTACGAGAAAAATATGACATCATCGAGTATGTCGGGCTGGCGGCGGACGAAGGATACCGCTTGGATCGCAAAAATAATCAGCGCGAGAACTGCAGACACCCACTGGTAGATTGGGGTATGGATGAAAACGCCTGCCTTCAATACTGCTACGAGCGCGGATATACGTGGGATGGCTTATATGAGTTATATTCCCGCGTTTCCTGTTGGTGCTGCCCGCTACAACCGTTGTCGGAATTGCGCATATTGTACGAGCATTTCCCAGAACTGTGGGCGCAGCTCAAAGAATGGGAGAGCCGCAGCTGGCGCAATTTCAAGGCGAGTGGCTCAATCGAGGACTTCGAGAGACGCTTCGAGTTTGAAAAAGCGTGGGTGCGCGACGGAAAGCAGCTCGGTAAAAAGGAATTCTTCACTGCGTTGAAGGCGCATTTAGGTACAGACAATATCAATACGGAGGAATAAAAATGATTGAGAAAGTAAATCCCTGCCACCCCGATAAAGTGGCAGACAGAATCGCAGGCGCAATCGTCGATTTGGCGTATGCAACAGATAAAAATCCGAAGGTGGCGGTTGAGGTACTCGTGGGACATGGCGTATGCCACGTTATCATTGAGACGACCGCAGCGCTCAAGGAAAAAGACATTACGGTAGCCATTCATCGTATCGCAGGCAACGTGCTTCCCGACATCGTCATCGTCAAGCAGGACGAGCATTTGACAAAGAATCAGGAAAACGGCGTGAGATGCGGCGATAACGGCATTTTCAAGGGCATGCCCTTGACCGACGAGCAGAAGAAACTCGCTGAAATCGCGCGTAATATCTACGAAAATTACAGCTGCGACGGCAAATACATTCTTGACGGTGAGCGTCTTATTATCTGCCAGAGTAACGCCGAGGCAGACGTGCTTCGCGTAACGTACCCCAAGGCAGAAATCAATCCGCTTGGCTATTGGACAGGCGGCACCGACGTGGATACGGGCGCAACAAACAGAAAGCTCGGCAGCGATATGGCAGACAGCGTTACCGGCGGCGGACTTCACGGCAAAGACCTTTCGAAAGCCGACGTCTCGGTTAATATTTACGCATTCTTGAAGGCGCAGGAAACGGGCGAACCTGTATCACTCTGCTGCGCTATCGGAGACGATACCATTGACGGTAAGGCATACAGTGAAATCGTCGCAATCGCAGAAGAATTCATCAGACAGCTCGGTGGCTTTGAAAAATTCGCAGAATGGGGTTTATTCTAAGGAGGCGCGCGTATGGAAATACAGAAAATCTCTGTTGACTGCCTCATCCCCGCTACATACAATCCGCGTAAGGACTTGAAACCTGGCGACCCAGAGTTCGAAAAGCTGAAGCGCAGCGTGGAGGAGTTCGGATACGTCGAGCCAATCATCTGGAATAGGCGCACAGGCGTGGTCATCGGCGGCCACCAGCGTCTCAAAGTATTGCAGCACCTCGGATATACGGAGGTGGACTGCGTGGTACTCGATATCGACGTGCAGAAAGAAAAGGCACTCAATGTGGCGCTGAATAAAATCAGTGGCGACTGGGATATGCCTCTGCTCACAGCACTGTTGAAGGACTTAAACGAAGGCGGCTTCGACGCAACCATTACGGGCTTTGACGTTACGGAACTGAGCGCAATGTTCGACGATCAGTCGGAAATCGTGGAGGATGACGTACCGGAGGTAGCGCCGGAGGAACAGAAACCCTTCACGCAGGCGGGAGACAGGTGGATACTTGGTAACCACGTTCTTTACTGCGGCGACAGTACGAAGCAGCAGGACGTGGACGCACTCATGGACGGCGCAGTTGCCGACCTCGTCATTACGGACCCGCCCTATAACGTCGCATACGAAGGCAGCAACGGTCTGACAATCCAGAACGATAACATGCCGGAGGCGCAATTCGTTGCGTTCTTAACCGACGCGTTCACCCAGATGCGTAAGCATATGAAGGCGGGCGCGCCCTTCTATATCTGGCACGCGGAAACCGAAGGCGGCGCATTCCGCCAGAGCTGCACGGCAGCACTCGGCAAGGTGCGGCAAATGCTTATCTGGAATAAGAATTCCTTCACGATGGGACATCAGGACTATCAGTGGAAGCACGAAGCGTGCATATACGGATGGACGGATGGCGCAGGTCATTTCTTCGTGGATGACAGGACGCAGGCGACGGTCATTGAGGATAAGCGCATCGATATCAACAAACTAAAAAAAGAGGAAATGCGCGAACTGCTCCGCGATATATTCAGCGACAAGGTCTCAACGACCGTGCTGAACGAAGACAAGCCCTCGAAAAACGGCGATCACCCGACGATGAAACCGCTGAAACTCTTGGCAAGACTGGTGAAAAATAGCAGTCGTCAGGGCGAAATCGTACTCGATACATTCGGTGGCAGCGGCAGTACGTTGATCACTTGCCAGCAGCTCGGACGCAGGTGCTACACGATGGAACTCGACCCGAAGTACGCGGACGTTATCGTCAAGAGATACCTCAATTTTACTGGCGAAAAGTCAACAACTCTTTACAGAAATGGCGAAAAAATAATTGTTAATAGTTCGCTAATTGTGGGCGTTTAAGCTGGACTTTTCGGTTTCTTTCTGGCTTAATTGTACTACCAAATAACAAGGAGGCAATAGCCATGACAGACAAACACGTAAAGCAAGTAGAAAGCCAGATCCCCGCAGGCGAGCGCATCAACAGAATGTACAGAGCCGCAGAGGGCGACATCAGAGTAATCACCCGCGACAGAAGCGGCAAGGAAACCAGATACACAGTGACCTGGCACCCCGAAAACGACAGCGTCACGATCGCGAGAATGTGAGGTGGCAGCCATGACAGCAGAAAAAGCAAGACAGGACTTCGATAAGCTCATCGCGGAGAACGGATTCACCGAAGCCGCAACGACCACCGACACGCTGAACACCATCTACCATAGAGTGTGGACACGCGAGGTTGACGTCGCATGGCACGGCAAACAGCAATCGACCATCGAGATACGCATGATGCTCTGCGGCACCGCAGTGCTGGCAAGCGTCAAGCGCAACGGTCGCGAAGACCCAAAATTCATACGCGACTACTCAAGCCCGAAGCGCGCAATGAACGCAGCGAAGGAAATCGTAACCTTCGCGGGCTTCGAATGGTAAGGAGGTAGCGGGTATGTGGAAAGAAGGAACAATCCTCATCAAGAAACAGGGCTACCGCTACTGGGTAAAGCAGTACGAGGTAGGCAGTCAATACGGCATCGACGGCGGCCGCGTCAGCAAGCTCATGATAAAGCGCGGCGGCGAGGTCGTGTGCAACTACGATCGCGGCTGGGACATAAAGCCGGTGGACGAAAACACCGAGTTCGCGCTGGCAATCCTGCTCAAGGACTACAACTAAGGAGGCGCGGCATGGAAAAGAAACTGGAATTCTATATGACCGCAGGCATCGCGGACGATATGGACAGAGACGTCACCTTCGCGTCAGAGATAGCGGACTGCATATATCGCTTCACACACGGCGACTGGGGTGCGCTCTGCGAGGATGACAAGGCACTCAACGAAGCGGCGATCAAGGAAGGCGGACGGGTGCTGGCAGCATACAACACCGAGCGCGGCAAGGTGTACATCATCACCGATGACACGAAAGCGAACCCGCAGGTGACGACCGTCTTATACGCACACGAATATTAAGGAGGCAGACATGCAGAAGGAAAAGCCAATCGTAAAATACGACCCGACCGGACACAGCGGTAACATCTACTGGATACTCGGAGAGGTCTCGCAGATCATGCGAAAGCAGCGTCGCATCACCGCCTTCAACAATCTGCGCGACAGAGTGTTCGAGGCGAAAAGTTATGAGGAAGCACTGGAAATTCTCGGTGAGGAGGTTACCTTGGTGCGAATTAAGAGATAAGAATATAAGACGGCAGCGAAGGCTGTCGTTTTTTGATGCGAGGAGGATTCATGGACAAGAAAATCATTGTACCAGAGAAAAAGATTATCACCAATCCAACCCTCGCGGACAGAGCCGTTGCTTTTATAAACGCACTCAAGCATACAAAGGGCGAATGGCATGGAAAGAATTTTTCACTGCTACCATGGCAGGAGACGATAATCCGCGATGTGTTTGGTACGGTGAAGGAAAACGGATACCGTCAATATAATACGGCATACATTGAGATCCCGAAAAAGCAAGGCAAATCGGAACTGGCAGCAGCGGTTGCGCTCTACCTTCTTGCAGGCGATGGCGAATGGGGTGCCGAAGTTTATGGATGCGCCGCCGACAGGCAGCAGGCGTCCATTGTTTTTGATGTCGCATGTCAGATGGTGGAACAGTGTCCCGCACTGAAGAAGCGCATCAAGCCGATACTCTCTCAGAAGCGATTGGTATATACGCCGCTCAACAGCTTTTACCAAGTGCTATCTGCGGAAAGCTATACCAAACACGGACTCAACGTTCACGGCGTTGTGTTTGATGAATTGCACGCCCAGCCGAACAGACTGTTATACGACGTCATGACGCACGGCTCTGGCGACGCGCGAAAGCAGCCGCTTTTCTTTTTGATAACCACAGCAGGCACTGACAGGAACAGCATATGCTGGGAGGTGCATCAGAAGGCAGCGGACATTCTATCGGGCAGGAAAAACGACCCGACGTTCTATCCCGTTATATACGGTATCGGGGATGACGACGACTGGACGGATGAGCGCAATTGGTATAAAGCAAATCCTTCGCTGGATATTACCGTGGACGTGGATAAACTACGCGCGGCATATAACAGTGCAAAGGACAATCCAGCCGAGGAAAACCTATTCCGACAGCTCAGGCTAAATCAATGGGTGAAGCAGTCGGTGCGCTGGATGCCGATGGACGCGTGGGACAAATGCGATTTTGCCGTAGATCCCGAAGCGCTTATTGGTCGCACCTGCTACGGCGGACTTGACCTTTCAAGCAGCACAGACATAACGGCATTCGTGCTGGTGTTCCCGCCCAGAGACGATGATGAGAAATACATCGTGCTTCCGTTTTTCTGGGTACCGGAGGACACGCTGGCGCTGCGCGTCAGACGCGACCATGTGCCGTATGACGTCTGGGAAAAGCAAGGCAGCATCATGACGACCGAAGGCAACGTTATACACTACGGTTTTATCGAGGAATTCATTGAAGGACTCGGTAAGAAATACAACATAAAAGAAATCGCATACGACCGCTGGGGTGCGGTGCAAATGAGCCAGAATCTCGAAGGCGCTGGCTTTACGATCGTACCCTTCGGTCAGGGATTTAAGGATATGTCGCCACCGTCGAAAGAGTTTATGAAGCTGGTGCTGGAAGGCAAAATCGCGCATGGCGGCAATGCTCCGCTGCGCTGGATGGTGGATAACATATTTGTCCGCACGGATCCCGCAGGCAACATAAAGCCGGACAAAGAAAAATCGACAGAACGTATCGACGGCGCGGTGGCAACTATCATGGCGTTGGACAGAGCGATACGTAATCAAGGCAGCGATGCATCGGTCTATGACGGCCGTGGCATTTTGTTTATTTAAGGAGGACAGAAAGATGGGACTATTTTCAGGGCTGTTCCGTTCGCGAGATAAGCCCACAAACAGCACAGCAGGCAGCGCGTACACCTTTTATATGGGAGGCACGACCGCAGGAAAAACGGTAACCGAGCGCAGCGCCATGCAGATGACGGCGGTATATTCTTGCGTGCGAATACTCGCGGAGGCGATAGCAGGTTTGCCGCTTCACGTATACGAATACACCGAAAGCGGCGGAAAGCAGAAAGCAATCAAACACCCACTATATTTGCTGCTACATGACGAACCAAACCCCGAAATGTCAAGTTTTGTTTTCAGAGAGACGCTTATGACGCATCTTTTGCTCTGGGGTAACGCGTATGCGCAAATCATACGCAATGGCAAAGGTGAGGTTATCGCGCTATATCCGCTCATGCCAAATAAGATGCGCGTGGACAGAGATGAACGCGGGCAGCTGTATTACGAATACCAGCATTCAAGCGACGAAGCGGACACGCTCAAAGGAACGTGCGTAAAGCTGCATCCGTCGGATGTGCTGCATATTCCTGGGCTTGGCTTCGACGGGCTTGTGGGATACAGCCCGATAGCGATGGCGAAGAACGCAATCGGTATGGCAATTGCCTGCGAGGAATACGGCGCAAAGTTTTTTGCAAACGGCGCAGCACCGGGCGGTGTACTCGAACACCCTGGTACAATCAAAGACCCGCAGCGCGTGCGCGAGAGCTGGCAATCCACATATGGTGGCAGCGGCAATTCGCACAGGATTGCGGTGTTGGAAGAAGGCATGAAATATACGCCGATCGGGATATCGCCCGAGCAGGCGCAATTCCTTGAAACGAGGAAATTCCAAATCAATGAAATTGCTCGAATTTTCAGAGTGCCACCTCACATGGTAGGCGACCTTGAAAAATCGAGCTTTTCTAATATAGAGCAGCAATCCTTGGAGTTCGTAAAATATACACTCGACCCGTGGGTGATACGTTGGGAGCAGTCGCTTGCGCGCGTGCTTCTCTCCACGGACGAAAAGAAAAAGTATTTTATACACTTCAATCTGGAAGGACTGCTCAGAGGTGACTACCAGAGCCGTATGAACGGTTACGCCATCGGTAGACAGAACGGCTGGATGTCGGCAAACGACATACGCGAACTGGAGAATCTGGATAAAATACCCGCCGAGGAAGGTGGCGACCTCTATTTGATCAACGGCAATATGCTCCCGCTAAAGAACGCAGGCGCATTTGCTGATTTGACACCTATCGAAAGCGGAAAGGAGGATAGCGAGGATGAAGAAATTTTGGAAGTGGACGAATCAGGCAGCGACGGAGACGGCACCGGAGGCGAGAACCCTGTTTCTAAACGGCACAATCGCAGAGGAAAGCTGGTTTGATGACGATATCACACCGCAGCTCTTCAAAGAGGAACTCATGTCGGGCAGTGGTGATGTAACCGTTTGGATCAATTCCCCTGGCGGCGATTGCGTTGCAGCAGCGCAGATCTATAACATGCTTATGGATTACAAGGGCGAGGTTACCGTCAAGATTGACGGCATCGCAGCGTCGGCAGCATCGGTAATCGCAATGGCAGGCACCAAGGTCATTATGTCGCCTGTATCCATGCTCATGATTCACAATCCCATGACAGTGGCGATGGGCGATACGAGCGAGATGCAGAAAGCAATCGAAATGCTTGCCAGCGTGAAGGATTCCATTATCAACGCCTACGAGATTAAGACCGGACTTTCCCGCGCGCGACTTGCGCATCTCATGGACGCGGAAACGTGGATGGACGCAAACAAGGCAGTCGAACTCGGCTTTGCTGATGAGATTATGACGCGCACACCCACAGAGGATGTAGAAATCCCGAATGTAAGCATGGAGTTTTCCCGTGCTGCTGTGAAGAATTCTCTCATGGAGAAAATCGCAACCAAGTGCAAAATCGCACAGAAAACAGAAGAAACCAACCAAGGTCGCTCCGTGGAAGAACTCATGGACAGACTCAATCTCATTAAATATTAAAATTTGGAGGAATAAAAAATGACTATTAACGAACTTCGCACCAAGCGTGCAAAAGCATGGGAGGCAGCAAAGGCTTTCCTTGACTCCCACCGCAATGAAAGCGGCATGCTCTCCGCCGAAGACGATGCAACCTATGCACGTATGGAGAGCGACATCACCAATCTCGGCAAGGAGATTTCCCGTATGGAGCGCCTTGAGCAGATGGATAAGGACATGTCCATGCCCGTAAACGCGCCCATCACCGAGAAGCCCGCATCGGACAGCGCCAAGAGCGTAAAGACCGGTCGTGCAAGCGAGGAGTACGTAAAGGCGTTCTGGAACCAGATGCGCAACCGCACTTCTGCAGAAATCCGCAACGCACTCGCAACCAGCCCTGATTCTGACGGCGGTTACCTCGTGCCCGATACCTTCGAGAGAAACCTCATTAAGGCACTCGAAGACGCGCTTCACTTCCGTAAGCTCGCGCACGTAATCACGACTTCTCACGGCACCCACAAAATCCCCGTACTCAGCGGTCGCGCAACTGCTACTTGGACGGCAGAGGGCGGCGCAGCAACCGAGACAACCGAGACTTTCGGTCAGAAGGAACTCAATGCGCATAAGCTCACCGCGCTTATCCGCGTATCCGACGAACTCCTTAACGACGCAGCATTCGACCTCGAAAGCTATTTCGTAGGCGAGTTTGCAAGAATTCTCGCGGAGACCGAGGAAGCAGCGTTCTTCAACGGCGACGGCAACGGCAAGCCCACTGGTATTCTTAACGATACCGAGGGTGGTGAGGTTGGCGTAATCGCAGCGTCTGCAACTGCAATTACCGCAGACGAAATCATCCGTCTCTACCACAGTTTGAGAGCGCCTTACCGCAAGCGCGCTGTTTGGTATCTTAACGACGATACCATCGCAGCAATCCGTTTGCTCAAGGATCAGAACGGTCAGTACATGTGGCAGCCCGGACTCCGCGAAGGCGCACCCGACACCCTTCTCGGCAGACCTATTTACACTTCGACCGCAATGCCTACCATTGCAGCAAATGCAAAGGTAATCGCGTTCGGTGACCTTTCCCAGTATTGGATCGGTGACCGTGAGGGCGTGGCATTCAAGAGACTTGCAGAACTTTACGCAGCAAACGGTCAGGTCGGCTTCCTTTCCAGCAAGCGCGTAGACGGTAAGCTCATCATTCCTGAGGCGGTCAAGATTCTTCAGATGAAGAAGTCGGCTACTTAAAAATTATAGGAGGCAGCGGTAATGGACGAACTTCTTACAAAGGTGAGGCAAAACCTAATTCTTGAACACGAGGCCGACAACGCTTTGCTGAAGGGCTACATTACCGCCGCCGTCTCTTACGCGGAAAGCTATCAGCATATACCCGCAGGAACGTATACGGAAAACGCAATGCCGCCGACAACCGAGCAGGCAGTCATTATGCTGGCGTCGCATTTCTACGAGTCGCGAGACGGCTCGACCGGCGGCTTCTTTGCGGATAACGTTCAGGCATCGCAGCAGGTGTGGAATACGGTAAATATGCTGCTCCGCCTCGATAGAGAGTGGAAGGTGTAATATGAGCTTTGGAAAAATGAACGGTTTTGCCGATATCGTCATCTCGAAGCGCAAAAAGGACGCAGAAGGTTTTGCCACGGTCGTGGATGAGATAGTCGCGTCGGTGCGCGTATACCGTGAAGGCAGACACGGATCACAGCGATGGGCAAACCTCGCTGCATTCTCAACTGCAACCGACCTTTTCCGGTTGCGCGTCATTCCCGACGTTGATATCACTACCGAACACGTTATTGTTTGCGATGGCGCGAGATACGAAATTGTCTCGGTGGAGAATGTAAAAGGACGCGGAATGTATATCGAAGTACTTGCAAAAAAGGTGGTGGCGACCAGTGGCTAAAGCAGAAATTCAAATGCCAGACGATTTTCTTGAACGGCTGTCAAAGCTCGGTAAAAAGAGCGACGAAATCGCAGAGCGCGTACTGGAAGCAGGCGCGGAGGTGGTCGTAGATAAGGTGCGCGGAAATCTTGTCAGCGTCATCGGCAGCGGCACCACATACGACAGTCGCTCGACGGGTGAACTTGAACGCTCGCTGGGTGTGTCCCGCGTGCTGCAGGACAGAGACGGCAACAGCAATATCAAGATTGGCTTCTCCGAACCGCGTAGTGATGGCGGCAGCAATGCAAAGCTGGCTACGATCATCGAATACGGTAAACACGGCCAGCCAGCAAAGCCCTTCCTCAAGCCCGCAAAGAGCGCGTCGAAAAGCGCATGCGAGGAGACGATGAAGCGGAAATTTGAGGAGGAGATAAAGAAGCTATGAGTATTCTGGCAGACATCAATACAATTCTGGAACCGATCGGCATTCCCGTGGAAACGGGTGTGTTCAGTGACATGGCACCGGATAAATATATCGTGGTCGTACCTATGACGGATAAGTTCGATTTGAACGCAGATAACGCACCAGGATACGACGTACAGGAGGCGCGCATTTCTCTTTACGCAAAAGGAAATTACGGCGCGGATAAAAATCGAATTGTCCGAGCGCTGCTCGCGGCGGATATGACAATTACCGCCAGACAGTACATCGGATACGAAACAGAAACGGGCTATCACCACTACGTGGTGGACGTAGCCAATCATTATGAAATGGAGGAATAAAACCTATGGCAACAATTGGTCTTGATAAACTTTTTTATGCAAAGATTACCGAGGGCGAGAATGGCGAGGAGACCTACGCAAAGCCCCAGTCGATGGCAAAGGCGATGACCGCTGACCTTTCGGTAGAACTTGCAGAGGCAACCCTTTACGCGGATGATGGCGCAGCGGAAATCGTGAAGGAGTTTAAGAGTGGTACTCTTTCTCTCGGCATTGACGATATCGGCGCGACGCTTGCATCCGACCTCACGGGCGCGGTAATCGATAAGAACGGCGTCATTATTTCGACGACCGAGGACGGTGGCGCACCCGTGGCAGTTGGCTTCCGCGCAAAGAAGGCAAACGGTAAGTACAAGTATTACTGGCTCTACCGCGTCATCTTCGGTATTCCCGCAACCAACCTTGCAACGAAGGGCGACGGCATTACCTTCTCAACACCTACCATTGAAGGCACCATCCTTCGCAGGAACAAGCCCGACGCAAAGGGCAAGCATCCTTGGAAGGCAGAGGTGACCGAGGGCGATACTTCGGTTGCAGCAAGCGTTATCAGCGGTTGGTATAACGAAGTATACGAACCCACTTACGACGGCACCACACCCGCAGCACAGTAATAGGAGGTAGGATATGAATACGGAACGCACATCAACTATTATGATCGGTGACGAGGAGTATACGCTTCTCCTTACCACGAAGGCGACAAAGGAAATCGCAGGCCGCTACGGCGGGCTTGAAAACCTTGGAGATAAGCTGATGAAAAGCGAGAATTTTGAGTTGGCACTCGGTGAGATTGTCTGGCTCATTACCTTGCTCGCAAATCAGTCAATTCTCATTTATAACTTAAAGAACAAGAGCATGCCGAAAGAATTACTGACCGAGGACGTGGTGGAACTTTTGACACTTCCCGCCGACCTCGCAGGATACAAGGATGCTATTACGGAAGCCCTTTACAAAGGCACCAAGCGCAACATCGAGAGCGAAGCAGACCCAAAAAACGCGGTAGTCGGGTAAGTGACGAGGAGTTATTTACTCGACTTCTGTATTTCGGCATAGCACATCTGCATCTGACGCAGGATGAGGTGTGGCAAATGCCATTCGGGCTGCTACTCGACCTCTGGGAATGCCATAAACAGTATAACGGAACGGCAAAACCGAAGCGCGAGGTAACTATCGACGATATTATCCCTGACGGAATATAAAGGAGGTGGTGAGACGTGGCAGATAATTTCGGTCTGAAAATTGGGCTGGAGGGCGAAAAAGAGTTCAAAAAGTCCTTAGCCGAAATCAACCAATCCTTCAAAGTTCTTGGCTCGGAGATGAAGCTGGTAGAGTCGCAGTTCGACAGGAATGACACTTCTGTTGAAGCTCTCACCGCCCGAAATGAAGTACTCGGTAAGCAAATCGAGGCGCAGAAATCGAAAATTGAGGTGCTGCGCAGTGCCTTAAAGAACGCAGCGGAGTCATTCGGTGAGAATGATAAGCGCACGCAGGCATGGCAGATACAGCTCAATAATGCCGAAGCGGCGCTCAATGGCATGGAGCGTGAACTTCGGGACAATAACGCAGCCCTTGATAATGCCAGCGATGGCATGGACAAAGCCGGCAAAGAAGCCGACGATATGGGCGGCGAGGTCAAAGACGCTGGCAAAGAAGCGGACGACGCAGGAAGCAAATTCGAAGGTCTTGGAAATGTGTGCAAGGCAGCTGCAGCGACCATGGCAGCCGCATTTGCAGCAGTATCGGCAGCAGCGATAGCCGCAGGCAAAGCGCTGGTCGATATGACAAAAGAAGGCGCGGCATATGCGGATACCGTACTTACCGAATCGACGGTAACAGGTATCGCAACAGATAAGTTGCAGGAGTATATGTACGCCGCCGAACTGGTCGATGTTTCGACAGAGACACTGACCAAATCAATGGCGAAAAACATAAAATCCATGTCAACGGTCGCAAACGTCAGTGGCGAAGCGGCAGTGGATATGGAAAAGCTGGCAAAGGCAGAGGCAAAGGCGGAGAGCGCTTCTCTCAATCTGGAAAAAGCGCAAATCGCCTACGACGAAGCAGTTGCCAAAAGCGGAGACGCGGTCAAAAAGGCGTACTCTGCTGTGGAAGACGCGATGTATGGCGTTGAGACAGCGCAAGTTTCGTATAACGCAGCGGTAGAAAAATACGGCGCGGACTCCGAACAGGCGCAAAAGGCGGCAATCGCTCTTGAAAAATCCCAAAGCAAGCTGACATCGGCGCAGGACTCATACAACAGCGCACTCGAAAACAGCGGCACAGCATCGGCAGCGGTACAGAAAGCGGCAATCGCACTGCAGCAGGCACAGAATAATCTGGCAGCAGCGCAGGCGGACGTCGCAGCAGCATCAGAGCCGGTAGCACCGAGCATGAACGAGATGTCGAAGGCGTATGCCAAACTCGGCGTCGCGGTCTATGATGCCGAAGGAAACATGCGCGACAGCGATACGGTTTACTGGGAAATCATTGACGCACTCGGCAAGATGGAAAACGAGACCGAGCGCGATGCAATTGCAATGCAGATCCTCGGCAAATCAGCGCAGGAACTTAACCCGCTTATCGAAGCAGGTGCGGAGCGAATGCAGGAACTTGGTGAGCAGGCGCAGGAAGCAGGATACGTTGTAGGCGACGATATGCTCGCGGCATATGGTGCTTTAGACGACCAGCTGCAATACTTAACGGTCGGTACAACGGCCGCAAAGAACGCACTCGGTACGGTGCTTTTGCC